GCGTAACGTATTTTACCACGTTTCCCTCAATAAAGTCAAGTCCCCAATCTTCGATTGCATCAATAACTTCAATCTTTCCAGAGTTATAGTGCTTTGGATGATTTACTTTTGATAGTTTATTCAACTGATCATGTTGCGACATTTCTGCCTTGATGTTGTCAAATTGTTTGACACTCTCAAATGGATCTGGCTCCTTATAAAGGGACCTGTGATCGTAATATAGTCCACCTCTAGTCTCATCGTATAGCTCTTTCGCCATTTTCACTTTTTCACCTCCGTGTGATACATGATTCTCGTAGCCATCTTCATGACTTTCTTAGCGTATTGTTTGCCGTGTTTAATAGGCTTTTTACCCTTGCATCTAAATCCTGCGTTGTAACCGCACAAGGCTGTATAATAATTGCCCTTGGCGTATTTGTGTAGCCAGTATCCTAAAATTCTAGTACCAACTTTTATAGATGTCTTCGGGTCTTTCAATTGTTTGCAAGTATAACCTCTGCTGTATTTTGGAATAACCTGCGTAAGTCCGCAAGCATTTGCGTAGCTTACAACATGCGGCCTCCAATTACTCTCCACATGAATTAAAGAAACAAAAACAACTGGATCTAGCTTATGTTTTTGACAATGTTTAACAACCCTTTTCGCATGAGTACAAGCGTACTTCGCTCGTGGCATTTGTGCGCTGACCATCGCTGCGCACAGAGCGGCGGCTGTTATAGCATTCATCGATTTTTAATTTCCCTGTAGGCTCCAACTGTTACCGGATACAACTTAGTGATAATCTCCAGCATGGCTTTGGCCATCTCTTGAATTTCCCATTGGGCACCTTCATGTGTCCTCAAGTCAATAAACTTGAGGATGTTGTTGAGATTTGCGGATGCATAGTATTCAGTATACATGTTTTGAGGTAGAACTCCTCGTGCTTGTTCTCGGCAAACCCCTGCTTTAATTAGGTTGTTAAACATCTCTTTCGCAGTTTTATTGTGCAATTTAATTGCTTCCGCCGCATCTCTTTTCCATACTGTAAATGGCGGGCACGCAACTTCAGGATTAATCAAATCATCAGCGTTGCTTGCTTGACGATTAGACTTGTGCTGTGTTCTAAATGCTTCCGGCTCATAGAACTGAATGTCGAAGTCTGTGTAGCGCCTGCTGATTTCGTTGTAAGACCAAGTGCGATGCCTGTGGTGTTGTGAACGAACAAACAGCGGTACTTTAATGCGGAAAGTTACAAAGCAGTGTTCAAGCGTTGAAGTGTGCTTGTGCTTAATAAGATACTTAATAAGTTTTTTATCTTTATCATCGAGCTTTGCCTTGTGCTTTCCAAAGGAAACGCGAGCAGAGTTGACAACGGTGAGATCTTCACCCACCGCGTCAACGAGTTCGACGAAGCCAATACCGTCACCATAGAGACGCTTCTTCATCATTACCCTCATCTAAACCCCGCACACATAAGCAAAAATCGTGGTGGCAACACTAAGAAATACTAAACTACCATAAAAAACTGTATTCGCCTCTTTTACATGTTTATTATCGACTACAAACATTTTTTCCTCCTTTTGGTACTCCCAGAGAGAATTGAACTCTCGCTACCGGATTGAAAGTCCGGTGTTCTAACCACTAAACTATGGGAGCGGTTAAACTAATTCCAGCGTTTATTGATGAAATCTAACACATCTTGAGCATGTGCGCCTTCTTCAGCAGCTTTAATTATCTCTTCTCTGATTTCTGCATGTTCTCCAACACCCACAGCTTCTGTGAGATATAGATTTACTTTAGCTTCAGCATTTTTAATTTTTGCCTCAAGAGTTTTCTTTGCTGCTTCTAAAAATAAATTCCCTACATTAATTTGTCTTTGCGACATTTTAGTTCTCCTATTTTGGATCCGTGAGAGGGGTTCGAACCCACGACCTGTTGATTACAAATCAACTGCTCTGCCAACTGAGCTATCACGGAAAGATGATTAACCTTGCGGTGTTACATCACTAGGTGTGTCAACTGCGTCAGTCGCACCAGCATCGTCTTCCTTTGGATTGGAACCGGCGTCAACATCAGCAGGCTTAGTCTTATCAGAACAACAACCAGCTTTACAGTCAGCCTCGTCCTTTCCAGACTTTACGCATTTGTCGTAACAAGCCTTACACTTGTCTTCCTTCGACCATTCACCATAACAAGCTTTCTTGCAATCTTCCTTGGACATATCAGAACTTAAACACCCACTATAACAAGCTTCTTTCTTCTCCTTGTCTGTGAGTGTTGCTGCATCTGCCAAGTCGGCTGCATCTCCACTTTTATCTGCGTCTGTGCAGGCTGCACGATCTGCATCCTTTTCAGATTTCGCATCTTTCTCTCCGCACGCTGCGGCAAATGCTATAATGATAGCAAACAACAATGTAATAAAAATTTTCATTTTATTATCCTCCTTAAAATTGTAAGTAGTTTCTGAAAGTAATTGGTACGGGAGACGGGGCTTGAACCCGCTATCTCAGCTTTATAAGAACCGTGCATTTACCCGTTATGCTACTCCCGCGTAGGGAGGGCTACTCCACTTTTAGAGCGCCCATAGGGGTTTGCACCTCCACTTCCCAACTGCTGAATAGGCTTGGGTCATCCAAATCTGCTTTCAACAACTCGCCAAGAGTAAGCTTGACTTCGGCTTTTACGTTTGTATAGCCGCGCTTATGATCATAGTGCTCGGTGTTTACATCCATATATTCGTACCAGTCGCCGCGAATAACACCAGCGACATATTCTTCAAACTCAAATGAGCCACGCTCGTAATCATCAAGAACACCATCATGACGCATTCCCTCAATAAGGTCATTATTGGGAAGGTGAGTGCTAGTCGCCAACGCGGCCATCATATGATGAATGCCGGTCTCATCAATTGTCTCCCCCTCATAATCTTCACCTGTGTAGTGGATAATTTCTGCACCACCTTCAGTTGAAAGTGTGACCTTGGAACCCACATCCAAGTTCATTTCTCGCAATTTGTTAAATCTATCATTAGTAAACAAACTCATTTTTCCTCCTTGTTTTTCTTAAGATATTTAATAATATCTGCAAAATCTTTTTCCACATTCTTCTTAAAGAAGTTCATGTCTCTTTCTACTCTTAGCTTGAAACCATCTAAGTCTTTCTCCATAACAACAATTTTATCGCTCATTGTTGCTAGGCGGCTAACCAAATGATCCAGCTTTTTTTCTGTCTTTTTATCCATTTTGTTTTCTCCATCGTTTTGTTTAGGTCTCTTAAACCACTCAATAATTTTCCACATCTTATGGCACCCCCGGCAGGATTCGAACCTACGACCCACGGCTTAGAAGGCCGTTGCTCTATCCAACTGAGCTACGGAGGCATAGATTGTTTATATAGTATATGATATTTTTAATCTGCTGTCAAGCCTTTTCAAGTGTTTGAATTTACTCTTCTGGATCTTTTTTCTCTACGTCTTTAAACATCACAAGGAGTCTGTACCCTTTCCAACGACGAGGTAATTTTTTTCTAATTCGGTTCGCATGAAGTCTGGGGAGTAAAATGTCTATACTCTTCCCGCAAACATCTTTCCCAAATGTGTATTCATATTTGTTACTTAACACAAACTCCCTTTGAAGTTCATCGACAAGCTTTTGTTGTTTCTTGGTTAAAGACATTTATTTCTCCTTGGTACGAGCGGGGGGAGTCGAACCCCCACGACCTCACGGTCAACGGATTTTAAGTCCGGTATGTCTACCAATTCCATCACGCTCGCTTTGGTGGATGAGGTTGGATTCGAACCAACGTAGACTCACGTCAACAGTTTTACAGACTGTCGCCTTTAACCACTCGGCCACTCATCCTCTCAATCACGCATACCAGTATACTAAACTTAAGCTGGTTTGTCAAGCACGTCTATATGGGTTCGCAGCCGTAATCGCATCTTTATAGCTTAATTTCAATTTCTTAAGAATCTTCAAATTCTTTTGCTGATTTTCTGTTAGATTGTCTTCCTGTGATAACCTATCGACTTCTCTACTCAATTCTCTGTGTCGCTCGATAAGTTTTTTTAACGTAGTCATTTTTCCTCTTTTTAATTTAATAAATAATGTAGCACCATAATCGTGCCGATGGTAAACGCAACAGGTATTAGCGCGTCCAATAAATCTTTTAATTTTATCATTTTACCTCTTTTCAATTTAATAATTTTTGATTCTAGCCATAAAACAGAATCTCTCATTTTCTTATATTCTTCTTT